TATCACCCCCGTTCAGAATTGCCTCTGTGATCCAGTCATCGTAGTGCTTATTATTGAAGCCCCCTATCACGCCCGCCTGGGCGCTGAGGAACTCTTTCAGATGATAGTTGTCGTTATGTATGACCAGATACGAGCCGGTCGTGTACGGGTCTCTGAATACGACGATCCAGTCGTATTTAAAGACCTCAAAGTCGAAAATGTGAATGTTCATAGGATCAGTAATTTACCGGGAGGAGGATTCCTACAAGGCGCTCGCCGCTCTCATATACATACAGAGGCTTTTTCTTACCGTGTCCCTTGTAGTAGTACGCCTCGTAGTCCTTGCCGAAGTATTTGAAGAAATTGAGGTTGATTCTGATTTCTTCGTCTGAGACGTTATCGGCCAGCTTGAAGATCTTGACCGGCGGCTTCTTCGGATCCACATATCTTAACTGCTGAGTATCGTAAGCCGGGTAGGCATAGTGGAGCTCAGTCTCGTTATAGACCTTTTTAATAGGCTCCTTTTTAAAGACCTTGGCGGCGTCCAGGTAAAACTCGGTCTTCGGGATAAAGACGATATAATAGCCCTCTACCACAATAGCGAGGTCGTCGCCGCAGTCGCTCCAGAGAAAAGGATTGACTTTCTTAAGGTGGTCCTCGGCGATTGCTGCCTTGAGGATATCCGTCTGCAATTTCGTATAGTCCATTTGGTTACTCCTTTCAGTTATCGAAAATTCGATAACCAGTTGAAAAAAATTATGCGTCTGTTTCCACTCCGAAAATCTTGAGAAGCACGTCCAGATTAATGAGGTACTTGTTGCCGGTTTTCACCGTCGGGATTGTCCCGTTCTTAATCATCTGACGTAGTGTAAACTCGGTAATCTCCGTATCCGAGTCCATTTCTTTAAAAAACTTGGCAGTTTCTCGGATTGTTCTCATTCTGCATTTGATAGGCTTGTCCATTATGTGTAAGTCCTCCTTTCATAACGTCATTCCGACGAGAGATTTGTGTCATGAGCAGATTTGTCCAGGGCGAGAATTGCCTGTTTAATCTGTCTCTTAAACTCGGGATCGAGCTCAGATCTCATTCTTCTACACAAGGTAGATTCTCCAATCCCGAGATAATCCGCTACCTGCCACTGACGAACCCCGTGAGAGCGCATTTCCTGTTTGATTTCAGAATTAATAGATTTACCCATTATGTGTATGTCCTCCTGTATGTACTCAGGTACTCAGTAAAGAGCTTTTCGGAAAAGTCCGAGTAACCGGCAAGGGCCCTGTAGATACTGACCTCGACGGTCCCCTTTGTGAGTAAGTGGATGTATGAGCACTTGTGTGTCTGGCCGCTTCTGTGAATACGGTCCCGGCTCTGCTCAAGGAGCTGGCTCCTGAGCGTCGGCTCGTAGTAGATGATCGTATCGGAAGCATAAAGGTCAATACCTGCAGAGGCCGTCTGATACTGGCAGATAATGACTCGGATTGTCGGGTCAGACTGGAACTGTCTCCAAATGGTCTTATCTTTCTGCTCTCCGTCCAGAGTGACGTAGCTCAGTTTCATTTCCTTGCAGAGCCTCCCGATCTGCTCGATTGAGGTCTTAAACTCTGCGAAAATGATGAGCTTCTTGTCGTCGGCGTAGCCCTCCAGTATCTCACAGAGATAGGTCAGCTTTTCGCACTTGAAGAGGAGCGTATTGTCCTTTGCCTTCATGTGACCGCTCACGAGCTGTCTGAGCTTGACCAGGCGGGACAGGGGATTGTCAGCAAGGATCTCGTACTCAAGAAGAGCCGACTCTGTCGAGAGCTTCTTATAAAGGGCCTTTTCTGCCTGCTCCACGTAGACGATCTCGTCCGGGAGCTTATCGGGTAAGTCGAGACAGTCGCTTTTCTTCACCCGGTAGCAGTATCGGCTTATGAGCGTCTGCAGCTCTTTCACGTTAATGTAGGAGCTGGGCTTGTGATACTGGTTGAGGATGCAATAGCGCTGAGAGAACTCTGTATATGATCCTGTATAGGTCCCCTGGGCGACCTTGCTCATGTAGTCCTTGAAGATGTTGGAGTATACCCGCCCCCTCGAAAGGTAGGGATTGAGAAAACAGTACAGAGACCAGATGTTTTCGAGCTGGCCGTTTGATATCGGCGTTCCTGTCAGAATGTATCTGTACTTTGCCCGGCAGGCGAGCTTTAGCAGGAAAGCAGATCTCTTACTGGTCCTGTTCTTGATGAAGTGGGCCTCGTCCAGAACGATACAGTCGCTTGGTAAATCTTCGGGATCCATTCGCCACACCTTATCGTAGTTGATAATAAAAGTATTTGTTCCCAGGAGCCGCCTTTCTTTCGGCTCGAACTTTTCTATATCTCTCTCCCATGCTCCCAGGGCCGACTTAGGGCCCACGATCAGGGCGTTTTCGATCTCACCGTTCTTTAAAAGCTCAAGGATCCTTGCAAGAGTCGGGATCGTTTTCCCGGTCCCTTGTTCCATGAAAAGCGCAAAGGAGTCGTTAAACCTGAGGTACGCGAGAGCTACTTTCTGACAGTCATAAAGTTTTAACATTTCTTTCCCCTTTCGTGAGTCCAAAGAGGATGTAGTCCGAGGACGTCTTTAGGATCCGGCAATAAGCCCGGAGGCCGTCTATCGGCATAGCGTTTCTGCCCGTCTCCCATGCGTAGAGCGTCGCCTCGCTGTAGCCGATCCTTTTCGAGACCTCAGGTCTTGTAAGACCGGCCTTTGTTCTGAGCCTCGCAAGTCTGAGCCCGACTTCTTCTTTCCATGTCATACAAACTCGACCGCCGTCCCGTCTCTGAGGTTGTCAAGTTTCTTTTTCATGTTACTATTCCTCCTTGAATAACTGTTTCTTGATTCCCTGGGCGATCTCTCCGATCACGTCGAGAAAGTCCTTAAGGTCTGATCTCGGACCGGCCTCAATGATAAGGCTCATCTTATAGGCGTCTATAGCGGCGTCGTAGTCCTCACTCGTTACCCGTTTGACCGCGGGCCTCTCGTACTTGATCAGATCTTCGAGCGGGACCTTTTCCCGTCTCTCCTTGTACTTGACCAGAGCGACGCCCTCAATAATGTGCCTTACGACTCCAATCTCGCTCTCGCCCTTTCTGATTACTTCGTCTCCCTGTTTAATAGCCATAAATAAACCTCCCTGTTACCATAAGCAGTAATGCCCCGACGGTCTGAAGTGTGTAGAGCGCCGTCCCGATCTGACCGGTAGAGCTTGCATCCGCGGCCCCGGCGGCCCAAAGGATCCCGAGGAAAAAGAGCGCTCCTGCAGCTTTCGGTCTCACGGCTCATTACCCCACTCTCTAAGGTAGCGTTTCCAGTCCTCAAACGAGACCGAAACGTCGGTAAAGTCTTCCTCTCCGACTCCCACAACAATGACCGTGCCGACGATAGTGTCGTGAAAATAAGGACGATAGATCTTGAAATTCTCGGGCAGGCCCCGGAGCTTTCCCTCCTCGTTGCAGATGATCACATTGCTCAGACCAAGAGATACCGTCTGAATCGGGCCCTCGACTGTCCTCTGAAGATTTGCGAGAGACTTGCTGATATAGGTCGAATGACCATATCTTTCATCCGGCCGTTTAATGATTGCTTTGATTTTTGCTTCGCTCATGCTGTTCTCCTTTGTTGATAGTGTCCATTAAGTTGTAGACGGCCTCGGCCTCCTGGCCTTTCACGATATGACCGTCGATATCGTCGAGACGTGTCCCGTCTCTGAGGATGTGGATAACCATTACTTCATACCGCCGGGCTCGGCGCCGAAGTCGCCCTCTTTCTCTTCAAAGAGAGTTTCGAGAGGGATATCCACCTTAAGGGCCCGCTTGATAGCGATAGCCTCCGAGAGCTTGAGCGGCGTCCTGCCGGCCAGCTTCGGGCTGAGTGTCGAGTACGGGATGCCTGTCAGATTGGCCAGGGCAAGCCCCGACATGAACAGACGCCCCATCTCGGCATTTAAGTTAGGATACATTTCTTCGTTCTTACCTCCTTTTCCTTGTTGTCGCCTCTGCGTGAGGCGCTATCGGATATCCGATAATCAGCATCCTAGCAGACGATTGACGGATTGTCAACAATGAATTTCGACTTTTCGTAACTCGTTTATAGATTTTCGTCAGAATTAACGATTAACAGTTAATGTTTGTTGAGTTTTCGTCAGTTTATGCTAGTATGGAGAAAAGGAGGTGCTTGCTATGACCACTGAGCAGAAATTAAGAGAATATATTCTGATGCGATTCGAGAGCATACGGGAGTTTACCCAGTATATAGAAATGCCTTACTCGACATTTGCGACCATCCTCTCGAGAGGCTTAGACAATGCGAGTATTACGAACGTGCTTAAGATATGCCAGGGCCTCGGGATCAGTGCGGACGCGCTGGCCGACGGCCAGATCGTACCTGTATCCAAGATGGGCCATGGCAGCGGAACCGACTTACTGGTAGAGTTTGAGGCTTTCTCGGCCCGGATCAGGGCGACTAAAGGACTGGCCGTTAAGGGCCGTCCCCTGGACCAAAAGCAGATTGACGAGGTCCTGGACGTGCTTGAGATAGGTCTCGAAATTGGAGTAAGACGAACGGAAAAGCGTTAAGATATGAACGAAGAGCATAACAGAATGTATAACAAAAACCATAACAAAAACAGAAATTTTTTCGCTCAGATTTTGTGATATAGCTGTTCTATAACTTGTATATCACAAAAACTTTCTGTTATGAATTGAGTTTTTGTTATGGTTTTTGTTATGGCAAGAATGGCTTATTTACGCCATTTTTCGGCCCTCTATAACAGAATAACATTATTTTTATTAATTTCTATAATAAATAAATATATATAGATATATATAAGTATATATAGAGAAAAATAAAAATATATAAGAAGTGGCCGATTTTTTTGTTATTCTGTTATGCCCGAAGAAATGAGGACAGAATGAGAGTAATTATCTATGTGAGAGTATCCACGGCAGAACAGGCACAGGAGGGATACTCTATAGGAGAACAGACCGAAAGACTGACCGCCTTCGCCGCCGCCATGAGTTGGACTATAGTGCGGACCTGTACTGATCCGGGATACAGCGGCGCCAAGCTGGAGCGCCCAGGGCTTAAGGAGCTGATCCGGTCGGTCGAGGCCGGGCAGACTGACAAGGTCCTCGTCTATAAGCTGGACCGCTTAAGCCGCTCTCAAAAGGATACCCTCTATCTTATAGAGGACGTCTTCCTTAAGAACGGCGTCGACTTTGTTTCTATGTTGGAAAATTTTGATACGGCCTCTGCCTTTGGCCGGGCGACCATAGGGATCCTTGCGGTCTTTGCCCAGCTCGAGAGGGAGACCATAAAGGAGCGTATGCTCCTGGGCAAGGTCGGCAGAGCTAAGGACGGGTACTATACAGGTAAACAGATTCTCGTAGGCTACGACTATGTGGATAAGCTCCTTGTCCCGAACGCCTACGAGACCATGCTGATAAGGACCATCTTCGACGACTTCCTTTCGGGCAGGCCCATAAGCACGATAGCAGCGGAGCTTAATAAGAAAGGTCTCTATCACAGAGGAAAGCAGTGGTACTCTCAGACGGTTCGACGGATCCTGTCTAACCGAACCTATATCGGCGAGGTCCTTTATCAGGGCGTATGGTATGCCGGCAGGCATGAGCCCATAATCGAGAGGAACGTCTTCGACAGGGCCCAGCGGCTTTTGGCTCTCCGGGCCGAGAGCTATACGTCTTCAAATAACCATGTGAGCCCCCTCACCGGTTTCCTCTGGTGCGGCAGATGCGGCGCCAAGTACGGACGCCAAAGGTGGATGCCCAAAGCCGACGGGACCCGAAAGGTCTGCTATATGTGCTATTCAAAAAGTAAGAAGTGTAAGAGCATGATTAAGGCCCCGACCTGTGATAATAAGAACTGGGAGACGGACGAGCTGGAAAACATCATTTTCAGAGAGATAAGAAAGCTCGCTGTAGATCCCGACTATCTTACAGCTACTAGGCAGCGGGCCCAGGCGGCAAGGGAGACCGAAGACGAGGCAAGGCTCCTGCGCTCAGAGGCCGACGGCCTGACCTCTCAGATTTCCCGTCTCATGGACCTTTACAGTCTCGGCTCTTTGTCCCTGTCCGAAGTAGACTCAAAGATACGGCCCCTTGCCGAGAGGCGGGATAAGCTGGAGGCAGAGCTTAAGGCCCAGGCGGCGAGAGAGGGAGCTCTTCCTGCAGACGAGGCGGCTCAGCTTGTCCAGAGCTTCGGAGACGTACTGGATCGAGGCGACCTTGCAGAGATAAGACTGGTCCTTACCTCTCTGATCAGAAAGATTGTCCTCGACGGCGACGACATAGAGATTCATTGGAATTTCACGTAATCATACCTAATCTGTACCTTTGTTTTAGCAAATGTTTCCTGTTGGAATGATTCGGAAGTGTGTTATAATGTAAGAGCATTGTGATCTCCCCTTTCATTTATGGCCAGAGTCTCCCGGCGTCCGTTCTGCCGGGAGGCTTTTTTATTGTTTTCGTAGTACGCTAAAAAGCGGATAAAAAATATCAAGGTTTTAAGGCCAAGAGGATAAATAATATCATGTTATTATACGCTCATTAGCGTATAATAAAATAAAAACGGCAAACGAAAACGGAGGTCACAAAATGGAAATGCTCTACACCATTAGCTTTCATAAAGTTTTTTCAGAGACAATCGGAAACGATCAGGAACATAAATACAAGGCGTTCGAGTTTGAGAATGTAGACGTAAAAGGCGAAAAGATGGACGTTTTCTTTTGCAAGAATGAAAAAGGAATTTTCGTTATCGCCGGTAAATACAGAAGAGGCTCGGCTTATCGCTCCTGCGGCCACTGGCACGGAGGGAAAGGTTACTACGATATCTATTTCAGAAAGAATTTCCGAAACAATGCCGAGGGAAATGAGTTTTATAAAAAAGTAAAGAGCACCCTGGCAATATGACAGCAAACCCGCCCCGGCCCGGGCAAAGGCCGGGAGAAAGGTTTAGACATGACCGATAAAAAGAGGCAGGCTACAATCACAATGGACTGGGACGGAGATACTTATTTCTGGACGTTAGTAGTTGACGGCAAGGTCGTACTCAATGCCTACAGCAAAGAAGAATGTGCCAGCGCGGCCGAAAGGCTCGGCGCTGTTTTACAGGAAACATATACAGCATAAAACTTAATTCCCTGTCGGTAGGAGGTTAGACCGTCAGAAAGGAAAAACATGATAGTATACGGAAGAGTAACAATTAATCTGAGCCTTAATGTAATCGACCTGGAAACAGACGCCGTTGAGATTGACAAACACGGCAATGTGGTTATCAATGACCCGGAAACGTTTTTCGTTGACTGGTCGAATGAATGGGAGAAAGGGACCGGGGAACTGCTCGGAGCCAGCGATCATGATGTAGATCTGGAAGTGGTCGAAAACGAGTGGGGCGACGAAGAGGACGAGGACTTTTAAAAGAAAGGAGCGAAATTATGAAAAAGGAACTTTTAGAGGAACTGCTTGCAGGACAGATCAGAGAGCTTATCGCCCTTGGATGGACCAAGGAAGAGGTTGAAGCTGACGAGGATACTTTCTTCCAGGTAATCGGCGAGACCTATACCGACGGCCTTACGAGAGACGACGTTATGGTTGTTTTCAATAACGTACTTGAGCAGGTCAACGAAGAGACTGCAGGTTATAACGACTGACAGAAAGGAGGGAGACCATGACGACAGAAAAGCCTATTACCTACAGGCACTATCTCGAATACTACAGCCTAGCGGACAGCAAAGCCGCCTGGAGGCGCTGGAACGAGAAGTATAACAAAGCCTATCAGAATATGTCTGAGCCTATGAAGACCCAGCATCTTGAAGCAACTTGGAAGACGCGTTTTATGATCCAGTTTTAAGGAGGACTATATGAACGACATTATTGCCGGCCTGTTAGAGCGGGCCGAAGACATTAGGAACGAGATTTCCAGTCTTTATAACGACATGATCGAAGAATCTGCCGAGTTTGATACGGACTCTGACGAGTACGCCGCTATCATGGATGCCAAAGATGGGCTCTCTGGCATCTACGACGACCTCGATCTTGAGGTAATCAGTACACTTAAGGAGGCCAGTTAATGAAAGAGACGAACCTTAAGAAGTGGAGGACCACGCGGAACATGACTCAGAAAGAGCTCGCCAAGAGAGCCGGTATCAGTCTCAGGACGCTGCAGGACTATGAGCAGGGCCGTAAGAGCATTAACGGAGCCGCGGCTATCACGGTCTGTAAGCTAGCCGAAGAGCTCGTCTGTGAGCCGGTTGAACTCCTGGAAGATTATGAAGATTGGTTTAAGCTGGGTTAAGAATTGGTTTAAGAACAATAAAAAAGAGGCCGAGGGATTGAACGTCCCCCGGCCTTTTCTGTTGGCGAGTTGTATTTGATTTTTGGCGAGTTACTTCCAGGAGCCAAGGAGCACCGGCCATGTGGCCCCGCCGACGACGCCGTCAACTGTCAGCGAGTGAGCCGTCTGGAAAGCCTTAACTTTTGCGTCCAGCTCGTCGTTAAATACTCCTGTTGTCGCTGTTTCTACTCCCTCCGTCTCTGCTCCGAGAGCAGCCTCGATCAGTCTGACCGCCTTGCCCTCAGAGCCGAGCTTGCAGACCGGGAGCGTTACCGTTACGGTCCTTGTCTCGACCGGAGCAGGAGCAGGCTCAGCGCTGGGCTCTGTCTCGGCCTCCTGCATATTGCCAGGATCCGCGTACTTGCCCCACGCCTCACGGGTCATATAGGCGATATTGAGGTCAAGCCGTCCGTCCCATCCGTTAAGCTGACCGCTGCTTGTGTACTGGTAAATAGCGGGATACTTCCAGGCGCCGACCTTACCATAAGCGTAGGTCTCTTTATACCCGGTCTTATTCATGTCGGGATATCTTGCTACCCAAAGGCCGTAGTCTTTCGCCACGCTCGACCAGTCGTAAGTGTTAGTTACGGACTGGCTCATGTAGATCAGCGGCCTCACGCCGGTCAGCTCGTAGACTTTGTCAAGCCAGGTCTTGCACCAGCTCACCATGTTCTTGTTAAATGCCCTGTTCTGGATGCTCTCCCAGTCAAGCACAAGCAGAGCCTCCTTAATATAGCCCTTAATGTGCTTGACAAAATACTCAGCCTCGGCAGTCGGATCGTTACCGCCTGCATAGTGATACAGACCAAGGCGCTTACCGCCTTTCTTGGCGCTTGCATACTGGGCGTTGCAGGCGTGATTGACGTATCCTACGCCCTGAGTCGCTTTGATGATTACAAAGTCGCCGGGAACAACTTCGAGATTGATTCCCGACTGATAGCTTGCTATGTCGATTCCGTTCAGAGTAGGCACTTTGGCGCCTCCTTTCTTATAAGGGATATCCTCCACGTAGGAGGTCCCGTTATGCTCGAGTGTTAGTCTGCCGGCGTCAGCTCTGCCGCTGATCTCGCCGATAGTGTCCCACACCATAAGACCGGCCTGCTTACAGCGCCGGGCCCCGTACTGGGTAAAGGCAGTGGTCCCAGGGCCCTGAGGCTCAAGGCCGTTGTACCATGCAAGGACCGCCCCCGCCGCTTTACATGCCGCCGCATTGGACTGAGTACAGGCGTTGCCGTGATGCGGGATTTTAAACCACTTGACCGGGCCGCCAAAATAGGCGACGGCGTCCTTAATGGCTTCGGGCCCGTCCCCTGTTGTCAGATAGCAAAGATCCGGGAAATACAGGCAGAGGGACCCGTAATTGACAAAGGC